AATGGTGTCGACCTTGCCGGCCCCATGGGATTCATCCAGACCCTCAAGACCGCCATGCACGAAATCATGGGCGTACCGGAATCGGCGCTCGGACAGATGCAGCCAATCTCCAACACCAGCGGCGTGGCTCTTTCCATTCAGTACCAGCCGCTGATGAACCGCAACAGCATCAAGCAGATGAACTACGGGCTCGGCCTGAAGCGCATAAACGAGCTGGTGCTGCGGACCCTGTTCTGCCACGAGCCCGAGACGCTGCTGTACGACCCGCGCACCGAGGGCATCAAGACCGAGGACGACCAGCCGGACCTCATCGACCCCAACGACCCCGAGGTCTACAACGTCGACTGCGTCTGGCCGATGCCGCTGCCGGTTGACAACCTCGTCAAGCTCAATGAAATCCAAGCCAAGCTCGCCATCGGTCTGGAATCCAAGCGCAATGCCCTCGTCGAACTCGGCGAGGAATTCCCCGACGAGCGCCTGGAAGAGATGTTCAGCGAGCAGCGCCGGGACGTCATCGAGCAGGGAGCCTTGGAGCTTATCAAGGCAACCATTTCCTCTGCTATTCTCCAGGTGACTGGAATTGCTACTGAGGATAGTGGTAAGCCAGTCCCGTCAAGCGGGGGAAGCCCGGGTCAGTCCGGATCTCCCGCTGGCAATGCTCAGACCGGAGTTCTTCCCGGAGCAACCGGGATCGACCTCGGTGTGGACACCAAATCGTTGATCGACCAATTCGTGACCATGGCGTACGGCACAAAGCTGCCGCAGAGCCGGAATTCGGAGGATGCCAGTAACCAGGAGACGAGCTAATGACTGTTCCGGCCACCGCCACCGCCCCTGCCCCCAATGGCAACCTGAACGAGCCGGTGATCACCGTCCCGGTCGTTCCCCAGGAGCCGACGACTTCGCCGGCTGAGGGCCGCTTCAGTGCCGAGGACCTGGAGAAGGTCCGGCGCGAGGAGCGAGAGAAGCTGTACGGCCGTCTGTCCCAGCAGGACGAGATCCTGAAGGCGACCAAGGAGGAGCTGGAGGCCGTCCGCAAGGCCCGCGAGGAGAAGGAAGCCTCCGAGGCAACCGCCCGCCAGCAGGCCCAGGACGAGGCAGAGGCAAAGCGACAGGCGGAACTGTCCGCCAAGTCCCTGCTCAAAGAGCGCGAGGAGGCGTGGGAGAAGCGATTCTCCGACCTCCAGTCCCAGTACGAGAAGGACAGGGAACTCTTCGCGCGTGAGCAGGAGTTCCAGCGGCTTCAGGCCGTGCGCAGCGAGCTTCTGGCCGCTGCTGCCGACGACATCGCGCCCGAGCTGTCCGATCTCGTCCAGGGCAACACCGAGGACGAGCTGCGCAACAGCGTCGAGCTGATGAAGACCAAGAGCGCAGCCATCGTTGCCCAGATCCAGCAGACCCAGGTCGCTGCGCGGGCCTCGATGCGAGGCACCGCTCCCACCGGTTACGGCGTCGGTCCGACCGACACGGACGCCGGCTACCGCCAGTACTCCTCTGGCGACATCAAGAACATGTCCATGTCCGAGTACGCCAAGCTCCGCGGTCAGCTTCTGCCGGCCGCCGGCAATGCGGCGCGTCAGGGCATGTTCGGCTAATCCGCCGCACAAGTAAGGAAGCAAAGTATGGCATCTGCCATCACCGGTACGCCGCGTCTGTCGGCGTCTCCGACGAACTACTCCGGCTCGAACTCGCAGCTTTCCCCGGCCATTCAGGAACTCTGGTCGAAGGAAATCCTGTTCCAGTCGATGCCGATTCTCCGGTCTCGGGCCGCCTGACGCAGTGATGCGTCAGTGAGAACCACGCTGTATCGGTGAACCCCACCGATTTCCTCGTAGCATTCATTCGTAGCACGGGGAATACCGAGGGAACCCAACACCTGGGACTCCGTAGAGACTACACGCGAGGCACCTCCAACAGGTCCAGCTCTTAGGTGAGAAGTGAGCTGGGACTGGAGGCGAAGATATAGTCCGATCTTGCGGGATGGAAAACCGTAAGAGCCAGGCAGAAATGACCGGGCCCCGCATCCGGCGGGTAACAAGCGCGAATTGTCGAGCAGTTCGCAGTCAAGAAGACCGAGCTGGGGGTCAGCCCCGGCCTCGTGATCCACTTCATGCGTTACGACAACCTGGGTTCGGCGAGCCAGCTCGTCGAAGGTGTCCGCATGGAGACGCACGCCCTCACGGCGTCCCAGTTCTCCATCACCGTCTCCGAGCACGGCTACGCCATCGCCGTCTCCGAGCTTCTGCTCAACTCGTCCTTCGACGACGTCCTTGCGTCCGGTTCGCGCCTTTTGGGCAGGAACATGGCAAAATACCTGGACGAGCAGAGCCGAGACACGTTGCTTCAGGCAACTAGTGTCCTGTATGGCTACGACAAGTGGGCCACCACGGGCAACGCGATCACCCGCGTCTCCCCGTACGACAAGGGCGCGCCGGCCGCGAACCGCGCCGGCCTGACCGGCAACTACCGGTTCACCTCGGCCCTGGTCAAGGACATGGTCGAGACCCTCGCGACCCGCAACATCCCGCGACTCGGCGATGTCTACGTGTGCTTCGTGCACCCGCACCAGTCCCGCTGGCTGCGAGAGGACCCGACCTGGATCGAGTCCTCGAAGTACGCGCAGCCGGGGGCGTTCAGCCTCGGCGAGATCGGCCGGATCGATGACGTGATTTTTATCGAGACCACCCAAACGAAGAAGATCGACAACGGCAACGGCACGACTCCGGCGGACGTCTACCAGAGCATTTGCATTGGTGACAACGCCTTCGGTCACGCAATCTCTCTGCCCGTCGAGCTCCGCGATGGCGGAGTCCAGGATTTCGGCCGCGAACACCTGCTGGCCTGGTACTCGATCTTCGGTCTGGGCCTCATCACGGACGCGTCTGTGGTCATCGCAGAGACCAACTAAGGCGTTCGCCTTCGCGAAGATCTGCCTTCGCGACCACCTCTCGCAAGCGGGCTCCCTGCGGAGCCCGCTTGTGGAAACCACACAACACTTCCTTGAGTAGGAGAACCACATGGCGACTGCCCGAAAGCCCGCCGGAGACCTCACCGGCCGCACGGCGGAGAAGCTCGCGGCGGAGCGCGACGCCGAGGCCAAGGAGCGCGCGAAGACCATGGCGACGGCCACGATCGTCGCGGAGGCCGAGAAGTCCAACACGGTCATCGACCTGGTCGACAAGCCCCGGCCCGAGGTGGAGGAGCAGCCGGTCGTCGTCGAGGAGTCCCCGCGGGAGATCCGCGTGAACGCCAACCTCACCGACGTCGTCATCGGCCAGGGCAACTACCTGACCTTCGAGGTCGGCGTGCCCTACCGGGTGCCGGCGTTCGTCGCCGACCACCTGGAGGAGAAGGGCCTGATCTGGCACTGAGCCAGCCCCTGAGCCCACGGGGGAGAGGGACCTCCCTCTCCCCCTTTTCGTCTGCGTCCTTCCAGGAGAAATCTCGTGAGTGACATCCAGCTCGGTCAGCCCTATGTGCTGACGGCTGAAGGCGGCTACGGCAACGGTGTGGGCTCTGTCCCGCAGGGCTCCGTGGTGACGCCCTTCGAGATCGTCCCGCCCGGCACGGCCGGCGTCGGCTACAGCGTCGAAGACGTCGTCCTTTCCACCTATGAGGACACGGTGACACTCCCCGGCGCATCGGTGAACCGCACGCTCGCCATCGCGGTCTCGACGTTCGACGGAGCCTTCACCCTTCAGGCGGACCTGCCGCCCGAGCCGACCGAACCGGAGCAGCCCGTCGTTCCGTCGAGCCCCGACCCCGCCCCGACGGGCGGTGTGTGATGGCCGGCGGATACCTCACTCGGCAGGCCGCGCATGCACTCCTCACCCTCATGACCGGGGGTGGGGAGGACAGCACCTCCGGCACCGACCCCGTGGCCGACCGGCTCCTGAAGGCACACCAGGTTCGGCACTGGGGCGGGGGAGACGCAAGCGCCCCAGGCCCGTGGGCACCCAAGGCTTACCTCCTTCACCTCCTGGACCAGGTCGACGCGCAGGGATCCGCCGCCGTACGGGCCACCGTCCAGGCACTGCCGGACGACCCGAGCGGATCGGTGTATCTGGCGCTTTCGACGGCCGATCCGGGAGACGTTGCAGCCAGCCTGCCGAACGAACTCTCGGCAGCCGGCTACCAGCGTCAGGTCGTGCCCCTGTCCGCTCTCAAGACCAGCGGCCAGTTCGTCATCCAGTCCGGGACACCCGCCGAGGTCGACCTCACCGGCAGCGTTGTGTTCGGTCCCTTCACCGATCCCACCGGCTCCGGCGCATCGGCCACACACATGGCTCTGGTGACGGCCCCGACGGGCACCGACTACGCCGTGCTCGCCGTGTGGCCGCTGGATGTGCCCGTGACCGCAGCCCAGGGCGAATCGCTGCTGGCGCAGGCCGGCTCACTGACGATCAAGGTGGCCTGATGCCTGGGTATCTCTCTCAACTCGCCGAGCGTGCAGCCCTCCAGTACGTCACCTCGACGTCCGGTACCAGCGTGCCCTCTCAGTCCATGCTGCGGAACTACATGATGCGGGTCTACCAGCAGCAGGGATTCTCGGGCCTGGCCGCCAATCTGCCGGTCGGCTTCCTGAACTCCTTCGCCAGCCAGGCGAAAGCCGACACCAGCGGTTCGTGGCTGAGTGGTCTCATCGCGGGCCGCACCGACGTGAGCGGCTCTGCCTACCTGGCCTTGCTGACCAGCGATCCGGGCAGGACGGCCACCGCTACCGACCTGGCGGCCGTGGAGATATCCGCGACGGGTTACAGCCGGCAACCAGTGACGTTCTCCCTCGCGACCACTCCCGACGGCGGAGGCTCCGGCATCAGCAACTCCGCAGCCGTGATCTACGGCCCATTCACCGGAAGCGGTGGTCTGGGCGCGGTCGTCACACACGTTGCCCTGTCGACCGTCCCTGCGACCGGCGGCGGGCTGATCGCTGTATGGCAGCTCGATTCACCCGTATCCGCCAGCCAGAACGAGAACCTCATGCTGAACACTGCTGGCCTGTCGATAGGGCTCGACGCATGGCAGAGCTGACCCGAATCCTCACCCGCATGCGCTCCGAACTCGGTGACTTCGGAAGCGGCTTCCGCGACGTCCTCGCCGGAACGGGAGAGCTGACGGACTACGACCTCAGCTCCGTCAACGTCACCCTCTCCCGCGTCAGCCTCCTCAACGGCCAGGCCCTCACCGACCTGGTCGCCGGCACCGACTACCAGGTCGACGGCCGCGAGGGTCGCATCACGCTCCTCGGCCAGCACGCACCACTCCCGCTCGGCCAGACACTCATCGCCGAAGGCTCGGCCGCCGGCATGTTCACCGACGAGGAACTCGCCCAGCACCTGCGCGACGCCGTGCTCCAGCATTGCCACAACCGCCACATCACCGTCCGATACCGCTCGCAGAACGGCTTCATCAGGTACGCCGACGAGGCCCTGACGCTGGAGAACCTGCCGGACGTCGAGGAGCTGCCGCTGGTGCTACTCGCCGTGGTCAACGCGCTGTGGGCGGTCGCCACCGACGCCTCCAGCGACGTCGACATCAGCACGGGCGAAGGTACACACGTCAGCCGCAGTCAGCGCTACACCCAGGTCCTGCACCAGATCTCGGTGATGACCGACCGGTATGAGGAACTGTGCCGGCAGCTCAATATCGGGTTGTTCAGGATCGAGATGGCCACCCTCCGCCGGGTCTCGCGCACAACCGGCCGTTACGTGCCCGTCTACGTCGACCGCGAGTACGACGACAACGCGTACCCCGAGCGCGTCCTACCCCAGATCGACAAGCACGACCTCGACCCCTCCGGCATCCCCAACCCGGCCTACA